TCGAAAAGATAAGGAGAGAAATAATGGAACAGAACAGATTCAAATCCCCCGTAGTCTGGGCGGCTCTTGTCGCTCAAATCCTGAGCATCCTGGTGCTGCTGGATGTGATTGCGCCCACGCAGAGCGAGATGATCAACGCTGTTGTGGCCGCTGTGCTCCAGATGCTCGTGGCGTTTGGCGTGCTCAATTCGCCCACATCGGCTGATAAGTTTTAATACCTTAACAAACCCCTCCCTTAACCGGGAGGGGTTTATTTGTATCTATAACCCGTAATGTAGCAGTATCTTCTTAACCTCTTCTACCGATGAAACTACCCCTGTGATAGCACCAGCTTGCCTCCACTCGGCTAATCGCCACTCCTGTATTTTTCGCGCACGTTCCTTGGTGCTTCTCTTGGCCTCAAGCACCAGCATCCTACCATTAATAGCCCCAAGGATGTCGGGGGTCCCGCGCTCAAAGAAGACACTGCCGTGAGTATTGATAGCCTTAGTATTTGGGAGGGAGTTTAGGTAGTTAAGAATTGGCACTACCACCCCTTGATACTCCAGCTTACTCATTTAGTTTATTGTTAGCTTGAATTCTTGCCGGAATATCCTGCATAAAAGGCAATTTGATTTCAGTCTGAATCGCCATCAACAGGTTGGTTGCGGCAGCCGTTAGGTGGTCTTCATCTATCATACCATCCATATATTTTAATATATGTCGTATAGCGGAATCCAGCATAGTATGGATTGGAAGGCCTTTTTCCCAGTTTCTTTCCGGGTAGTTGCTCCTTGACAGGCAATCCTCCATATGATGAGAAATCCTAAGCAGTGCTGCTGCCGGGAGCAGGTCGCACCTTCCCTTACTACCATCTACATTTCGTACTGCCCCAGTATCCCACACGGTCCTAGCACTCTCACCAGATTCCGGAGGATTTTCAAACCTCACTCCTACCGGTTTACTTTTTACTTCATTGTCCGGGTACATATTTCCCTCCTTATATTCCTGTGGACCCGAAGCCGCTATCATTCCGCTCATTATGGCTTTCCGGGATGTCCTCCACCTGTGACCAGCGGATGTCCTCAATCAAGTGGAAGATGACCTGTGCCAATCGCATGCCAGGCGTGACATGGAAAGACTGGTTGGTCATGTTATGAACGCTGATAAACAGTTCACCTGTATACCCGTTGTCTATGATACCCTCATTGACCATCAGGCCGTGCTTGCGCAGCGTGGAGGACCTGCCGATGATACGGGCAAAAATGAACGGGGGCATTTTAATGTGGATGTTGGTGTGCACATCCATAGTGGTGTGCGGCGGTATCACGGCCTCATTGCTGACATAAAGGTCATGCCCGGCATCGCCAGCGTACTTGCGAAACGGCATTTTGCCATTCTCACCGAGCATAACCTCCACATATTTGACCCTTGCCATCAGAACACCTCCTGCGTGTTAACTACCGTATCCGGCCCGGTACCAACAAAGGCAAGGCTGCATTCGTTATTCCGGATGTAGTCCATGATACCGGATTGCTGGAGGAACAGGCCAAGGGGCGCGGATTGGACCACACGCTGCATGCTGCCCACGGCGTATAGGTCCGGGTCCACATAGTCCGCAAATGTCAGGGCCAGTTTGGTGGGCTTGTTGAGCATGCAAGCGGTGTTGAACAGGGTGCGGTCCCACTCCGCGATGCGGCGGACCTTTTTAGTCACCGTGGTCTGCTCCAATACCTTTTTACCGATGCGCTCTGACAGTTCCTCCCATGAGATTTCGTTGCGCATAGGCCCGGAGTTTCCGGCCACACGGATGGGGTAGGTCCGGGCCACCAAGATAACCTCATCCAGCAGGGCCGGGGCGATTCCCACATCCGCCAGCATTTGAGCAGCGTTGGTGTCCGTGCTGGTGCAGTACGGCCAATGGGAGTGCAGCAGCGACAGGGCCGAGCCTTGGGTGCCTTCAATAAGGATTTTAGCACCAGCGCCATGGAGGGTGTGCAGCAGGTACGGCGTGTCATCCACCATGCAGTCCTTGAGGCCATATTCCTCAACCACATCACGGAAGAGTTGGAAAGTGTCCGGGTTGCGCTCCAGCCGGGCCATCCGGGCCGGGCCTACACCCTCACCCGTGCTGCCAATACGCTTGTGCATTTCGCCATCCACGCCACCCTCCTGCTGGTGGAAACGCTTGGACAGGACACCAGCGGTGCTGTCAATCCGGAGCCGCCGCCGGAAGTCCGGGTAGTAACCTTCAATGGTGGTCAACTCCGCCATCAACTGGTCCATATCAATCAAGGCACCGCGACCGATGATGATGAGGGCCTCCGGGTTAGTCCAGCCACAGGGAATGGAGCGCTGCACATGCTTTTCACCGTTCCAGTAAAATGTGTGGCCAGCGTTAGGGGAGCCTACGCGGACATGCACATTGTACTTGTCAGCGATGTGGTGCACGATAGCACCTTTACCCTCCGAGCCGTATTGAGCACCGACCACCACGGCCACCGAGCCTTTAATCTTGAATATTGTTCCCATATTTGTTCCTCCTGCTTATTGCATAGTTTATCCTGCTGACATCATAGGCGTTGCGGAATCCGTCCACCGACTTGTCATCTATGTATAGGTCCGCAAACACTTTCCGGGGGTTGGTGCCGTACTTGGCCACATTTTCCGGGATGTTGTCATTCACGGTGTCAAAATATAGGCCGAGGTCCGCACACCAACGGACAGCCTCCCGGAGCCGTTCATCCACGCGGCAGGTCCATAGAATGAGTTTATGACCCTCCCGGCGTATCATCTTTAGCCAGCTGATTATCAATTTATTAGGTGCACCGATTTCCGGGAAACGGTCATCGCAAAGCGTACCGTCAAAGTCCACCGCGATTATCAAGGGGTTGGTGAGGTCCGTATTTACCGTGTACATATCGTCATGTTCGCAGCACCAGCATACCAACGAGCCTTCCTTGTCAATAACCGCTCCGCACACAACGCATGTGTCTGTCATGTTGTCACCTCCTGATGATTTTTCCTTGGGCTTCCTTGGTACCTCCCTTGCGCTTGGGGGATAGGGTGGCTATGTTAGCCCCACCTCCATGGCCGAGGCCAAGGACGATACCTCCCGTGGCCTCACGCGGGTATCCAGTCCTCCAACTTTCCCCATGACTTGCCTGTGCTGACATCCACGGTCATGGGTGGGTCAAAGGTGAAGTCCTCCATAATAGCCTTGATGGTCCGGCATGCGAGGTCCACCACGCTGTCCGGCACCTCAACTATCACTTGGTCATGGACCTGCAGCAGCATGAAGCCGCCGAGGTCACGGATTGCCGGGAACAGCCGGGAAATGGCCACGCGCATCATTTCGGCCACGCCACCTTGGATTAGGTTGGACATGGCCTTGTGGCTGTAGGCATGCTGCACATTGAAGTGCCGTTTCCTCCCGGTCCACATGTTGATTACGCCATCGGCCTCCGCTCTCTGCTCACAGGCTTTGATTAGTTTCCGGAATTGGGGGTACATGCCGTGGTATTTGTTGAGATACCCTTGGGCCACCTTTTTCTCTACCCGGAGTTGCTTGTGCAGCGCCTCCGCGCCGATACCATAGATGACACCAAAATTGATACGCTTGGCAGCATCACGGGGAATATGCAGCGCCTCTGCTGTGGAGGAGTGCAGGTCCGCGCCTTGGCGGATGAGGTCACCCATGGTCTGCTCATTGGCGTAAAAACAGGCCAGCCGCATTTCCGCTTGGGAATAGTCAGCCGAAATCAGGGTATAACCGGGCCGGGCGATGAACACATCCTTGACTTTGAACACGGCAGTTTGCCGGGCCACGGCTTGTAGGTTGGGGTTGCTGCAGGACAGCCTCCCGGAAATGGTGCCGATTAGGTTGAGGTTACAATGCAGCGTGTTGTTGAGGTCCATTAGGTTGAGATATGGTGTGTAGTACCTGCTGTCCACGGAGGACCAGCCACGGGCCTCCACTACCAGCCGGGCAAAGTCTGCGCTTTCATGGCCGGAGGCCATCAGGCTCTCAAGTTCCTCCGCTGCCGAGGATTGAATATCAAGGAACGCGCACACCTGCTTAGAGGAGTTGGGGTTGAGTGCGTATCCGGCAGCAGCGTGGAGCCGAGCAAACGCGTCATCCTTGTGGGCCACGGCCTCCTCCCGGTACTGGTGTATCAACGCTTCGTCCACCATCAGACCGCGATGCTCCATCAGCGTGGTGATGTAGGAGTAATAGTTGACCTGCTGCCATATGTCAAATAGTCCATAGTGCTGGAGGGCCGGGCGTATGAGGTCCAGCAGCTCACGGGTTAAGCGCACATCGTCACAGGCGTATGGCTCCACATCAGCCGGGTCCAGTTCACCCATGCGGTCCTTGCGGCCTTTCACCTTTTCCAGCAGGATTTCCTCCTGCCGGGAGCCATCGCCTATGCCGTATCTGTTGCAGATGTCCTTGAGCCGGAAGTTCGGCTCGTTTTCGTTGAGCAGGTGGACACCGAGCATGGCATCCTCATAGTTGGGGGCATATCCAACGCCATCACCCTTGAGCATATGCTGGTCAAACTTGTAGTTGAAACCACCATAGGTCCGGTGGGGGTCCGACAGATATCTGCGGAAGAAATCCATCGCTGCCTCCGGCAGGTTGGTGCCTTGTTGATGACGGAAGGGAAAGTAGTACGCCTCCCTCCCGTCATCAACCGATATGCCGATTATCCGGTGGGGGTCCGCCTTGCTGGTGCCGTAGGGGTTCAAGCCATTGGTTTCCGTATCCACCACAGGGGCGGTACAGGCCAGCAAAGAGGGTATCACCCTGTCCAGTTTGTCAGCAGTATCTATCAGCATTGGGTTATTTCCGGGTTGCAGCGAGGTCCGACAGCGAAATCACCTTGCTGATGC